AGATTTTTTATATCTACCATGTTTGTTTATGAAGCTTATATTATTCCGCAGTAGCTCAGTGGTAGAGCTATCGGCTGTTAACCGATCGGTCGTAGGTTCGAGTCCTACCTGCGGAGCCATTGCTTCCATAGCTCAGCAGGTAGAGCACTTCCATGGTAAGGAAGAGGTCAGCGGTTCGAGCCCGCTTGGAAGCTTATCTAAAATACGTTGATCTTATGCAGTTTCCGTGAGATATGGAACTGTTATTTTTTTTGTCTAAAATATGCGGGTGTCATACGGGTGGCAAATTAGAGAATTTCTCTAAAATGTCCCCGTTTTTAATATATTATTGATTGCATCAGCAACTAGAATATCTGATTCACGGTTAGCGTGAGTGTAAATATTCAATGTGGTTTGGACGTTAGCATGGCCAAGCCTCTGAGAAATAGCTTTAATGTTTAATCCAGGAACTTTCCCAATTTGATTTATTAACATTGTTGCGTGTGAGTGTCTCATATCATGAAGACGTCCTGGCTTAATATTGTGCCTCTTAGTGAATCTCTGCCACCATGTATTAGGTGAGGTTGGATACTGGGGTTGCCCCATATCCCTACCAAATAACAAAAGCTTGTTTGTTCCTCTCCACAATTCACCCAAGAGTAATTTATTCTTCTTGATCTCTCGTAGCAAAATAGCTGCTTCTTGCATTATATCTGGCGGCATCGTAACTTTACGGAAAGAGTTACTTTTAGGATCTTTAAACCGATAACCTTTCTTCTTTGTATATTGTAAAGATTCATCAATTCTAACTTCATTAGTATCAAAAAATAAATCTGTTTCATCGATTGCCAATAGTTCTCCTCTACGAAATCCACCTGTAAAAGCAAATTTAATCATAACTCTGTTCCTCAATGGAGCGTGTTCATCTAATAGCATAAAGATTTCCTTTATTTCTTCTTCAGTATAAATTTCATATTCATTGTACTTTTGTTTTGGCCGCTTTACATTTTCAGCAGGGTTTTCTTTTATAATTTTCCACTCAGCTGCTCTTCCTAAGATATCTCTAATGATCCGATATCTTGCATGAATGCTTGACGTTGAGACATCATTTTCCCGTTGGTATTCTTCTAAAAAATTTAATATGTGAATGGGCTGAATCTCGTCTAAGTACATGTCTCCAAAATAGGGCTGTATTTCTTTCCCTATAATATATTCATAAGTTTAACGAGTAGATGATCCAGGGCATATTTTTTCTCCAAGTCCTCTATGAACATATTGAATGTTCGTTTGTGCGGTGTGATATAAGCGCCTGCTTCAACTTCTGTTTTGAATTTATACCATTCACTTTCCAGGTAATTACGCAGCTTTTTAGTAGTTTTTAATAAAGCCGGATCTTCTATTCTAATTGTTTTGACCTTTCTTTTACGCTTGCTCTTTGTACCGATATCAACAACTAATCGAAATGACTTTTCACTTCTTTTTTCAATTGTTGGCATATAAAATCTTCTCCCTTTCTTTATTTTTTTGAATCATGAATGATTGGTACTTAAGGCTGAATAACTTCCGGAAGTACATATCTAATCTTTTTTTCGCAAAAGGATGAGTAACCTGAAAAAGCTCAGATATGAGATTTGTAGATTCCCGCTTGGTTGCCGGTAATTTGATGTTTTTCAGCATAAAGCTTGGTACAGCAAAGTGATACATAAATGCATTTGCTTGGTTCTCCTGTAATTCTTTAAAAAGTGTGGGTAATTTGTATTGAACACCCACTGATTTATGTGATGGCATAGTTCATGGGAAAAGTCTTCCCATTGCTTTTTTTTTGGGAAATCGTGAATCTAGAATAATGCAAGCCATTCCCAGGAGTTTTATTGCTGCAGATGAACGGTTTTTGTAATGGACTATTATTTTTAACCTATCTGCAATTAGTTCCAAGTCCCATGAACCAGGCTCTGTAATACCGATGCCAGCGTAAATTATCCGTATTCTTTCCTCAAGAAGTGATAAATGATACAAGGTAAAGCCTCCTACTAACGAAACGCAAACATAAGTTTGATTTTATAGTGTAAAGAAAAGCCCCCTAAAGAGCTTAACTACTATATTTAGTTTATATCTAATTTAATAGTCTTTTCTTTTTTTATAGTTATATATGATTCGCTATCATAAGTGTCTCCCAGAACAAGGGTCAAAGAATTTATCTCTTCTGGATCCCCGTCATATATAACTCCTATTGTGTACTCATCTTTAGCGTTCCCGTAGATATCATGTGGCCCATTCTCCATAAGGTAATTATAAGCATCTGGATTCTTCAAAGATATACAGTGCAGAACTCATTTGGATGAAGCCGGCTTATGCTCTCTTAGAATCGCTTGGCACATATTATGTTAGGCCGAAGCCTCCACGATGACGCACTGCTATTACTTTCATGATAGAGAGTTAACAAAATACGGAGGGATTTTTCCGCTCCATTGGTTAATAAATTTTCAAGAAGTGGATGAAACTCTGCTTGATCAGATAGAAGAGAAAAAGGAGATGCCGGCAGGTGAATGGCAGCAAATGAGTTTGTGTTAGATGTAGAACTGAACAATTGATATAACACATGTTTAGTAATACATATAAAAAAGAAGAAAGGCACAAAATTATGCCTTTCTTCAAGGATTATTAACTTGTAAAAGCATTTCCTCTTAATTTAACAGTAACGCTGGATGTGTTTTCTGCTTCTAGGATATAAGTTTTTGATGAATCAATCGCTGATGCTGGAATTGAAAGATAAACATAACCGTTTGCACTACTTTTGCCTGACCATACTGCTGAGCTTTTCCCACCTGATTTTTTTTCATAAATGGAGTATACAACTGTAGGAGTTCCAGCACTTCCGCTTTCTTGATAACCATCTATTGAGAAGGAAGAGCCTTTACCAAAACTAAATGTGTCTAAAGTTGTAATAGACTTGGAGCCCAATGAAACTGAAGATGGCCAACCCCAGGTAGCAACACTCGTTGCAAGAGTCTTGAAATCTTGCACATTATTTTCAGTTTTTTGCGTCATGCTAGGTTCTTTTGCTGAAACAACACCATTTGCTGAAAGAGCTAAAACAGTGACGGATAACAATGATACTAATGTTTTTTTGAATTTCATAAAATCACTCCTATCATTTTTTAGCTTACAAAATAAGAATTCCATAGTTAGAGAGAAATTCCTTCAAAAAAATGTAAATAATTTGTGAATATTGAATCTGAAAGGATAAAGAATAATGAAAAGACTCCTAAAACCGGTAACCATTTTATCAATTTTATTAACGGGTATACTGACATTCACATCGCCAGTCAGTGCTGCTTGGTCAGGATATCAAACGAGCAAAAAGGTTAGAGTATATACTGATGCCACAACATATTCAAAGAGTGCTACATCGGCAGACTGGAAGGCGCAGAAAACAACGTCAGGCCGTGTATTTTATTCAGCTATGTTAATCAGAACGGATAATTACAGTAATTCAGGAGCGCAGCGGGGGAATTTCACATCGGGCACACCGTTAAAGAAATTCAGCTTATCAAAAACGCGGCCGGGAACATATCAAGTCGTTATTAATCTATACAGTGATTCAAGCGAAAGAAATTACATCGGTACAGCAAGATCAGCAAAAATTCATATTAAGTGAATTTGATAGACTTCGCGGACATCGAACATACTGCCAGAATGGCGGCGTGATCGGTGCCCGCTTCTACTATTTAGGAGATATCATATGCAAGCAGTGCAACAGTTGTCATTTATTCCGGAAGTGAATGAAAAGGAAGTGCGAAACACAGTCAGAACTGAAAACGTATAGATCACTAAAAATTCAAGCGGAAAATAGGAGAGAGCAAAAGGAAAAGGGAGTCATTGGGTTATTCCCGCAACTGCGGAAAAGCACCAAATATAATGAGCTGAAGTTCAAGCAGATGGATAGGGCGCTAAAGCACTGCCTTGATCAAGATGAATACAGCATCATAGAAAAGAAATATTTATCTCAGGAAAAAATAAAGGATCTTGAAATCATGATTGAGCTGGGCCTCAAAAGAGATAAGTTCTATCAGGTGAAAAGACAAGCTATATACAATATCGCAACAGCGCTCGGAATAATCTGAGCGCTGTTTTTTTATGTTTAATTGTAGTATAAATATGGAAAAGGGGTGTGCGCTATGTTGATAAAATTTTTAAGGTCAGAACACGTATCAGCTTTTTTAGATGGTTCTCTTTTCTTTATGAATACTGGTTATTTTATAGATTTAGAAAAGAACGATGCAAAAAATAAAGGAATTGGAGACCAATACGAAGGGGCCCACTTTAGGATACTAGATAATAAGAAAGATGTGTTGAGTATTGAAATTGATGGTAAGTATCACGAAATTCCCTATAATAGAGGGTTTGCGACTCGAAATAATACATCAGTACACCAATTACTTTTAAGTTGCTTTACATTTATCAAATTTAATTCTGAAAATTTTTATCTGGATGGTTGTAAGGATGAAGAATATGTCTATAAAATCAAACCAACAGTAATAGAAGGATTGGAAAAAGAATTTGAAGGTCGTATATCAGTTTTAATTAATATTGAACTTTTCTTTAAACGATTTGAATCAATAGTAGAAAAAAATCATTTTAGAAGAGGATTGGTTCAATATTTTGATGAATACGCGAATTATCCATTATCGAAGGACCAACTCGAAAAAGATCCTATCTTGGCGCTCTTTTACAAAAGAAAATACTATGAACAACAAAAAGAATATAGAATCATTTTGGCGAATCCATTAGGGCTAGAAAGCAAAACAATTGAGCTAGGTGATTTAAGAGATTGTATTGTGCAATTTGAAAGTATTCAAGATCTAGAAAGAAGGATGATAGTCACAACAAAGCCTACCGAGGAGCATTCTGTTTAATGAGTGCTCTTTTTCGTTTGGCGATAAAACGCCGATAAAATACCGACAAAAAGCCGATAAAATGGGTACTTTTTTAAATCGTGTTTTGTCATACGATAGAGACAAGAAAACGAACGTGAATAACAGTCCAAAAAGGAGATACCTACGGACGCTGATCTTTTGTACATGGAAATTTGTACAGCTGATTAGTGGCCGTTTTTTTATGGTCAAACCAGGAGACGCACCTTTCCTTTATCAAGTGTGCACTCGGATGTATCGAATGACTATGAAGGTCGTTAGCTTCACAGGAGGAGCGGCTGGAGTCTATGCAGTATTGCGCGCGATAATCACGGGGAACGCAAGCGGTGAGATCCCGCTTGGAAGGAAAGTCTTAAACCGGCTCTCCATTTTCTTTGCTTACCTCCTGGGGGAAATCGGTGGGCCACAAATAAATAAAAGCGAATAGCGTAAGGCGGTGCTTATTCGGCAAGGAGAAACGAGAATAAAATTTAGAGATTTTTTGACTGTTGATGATAAAAAGAAACTTTATGCTTTGGCTCGAAAAATGAGCAGCTTTCCAGAAAAGAATGGGAAGAGATTATGGGTGCCAAAAGGGACACATACAAAAGAGTAAATGGACGGATTAGGCGGAAATGAATTCAATAGTTAAACTCTAAGAGTTATTGTAATAAAGATATAAAACATTTTTAGCAAAATTTCCAAACTAGATCCCTTTCTTTTTATATAATAAAAGAGGAGCATTTTTGAATGCTCTGTGAATTAATTTAGAGGGGGAGTCATTTTGAGTGAATTTACAGAAAAAGAAGTAAAAAGAGCAATAAGAGACTTTGAATCCGCAGTGCATGATGTGATAAATGCAGGATATACTACTTATCAAGCCAAGATTAAAAGACTTGTTGACTTGTCTAAAAGTAATAGAGTCATCAGTTTTATTGTAGGACCTATTTTTGAGCTAAACGTAGACCTTAATGAGGTCCATTCGCGTAGAAATGGAAGTGGTTGGATTGAATTAAAACTCCCATCAAATATGGATGAACACATTGCTTATGTTTTGAAAATTTTTCAATTAGTTTCTGAAGATAAACTATCTCTTGAAAATGAAAGCTTCCTTATATATAAGCAAAAAAGAATTGCAGATAATATACAATTATACATATCAGATGTATGTTATCCTTGTTTAAGAGAGCTTATTCACAAATTAAGTGACTTGGTGGAAGATAAGGTTGATGGAAAAAGTGAGATATCAGATGCTTCACTTAAAATAATAAATTATGGGACTCTCACAGCACAAAATGGAAGTACCATAGCTGTTGGGAAAAATATTAGCCAATCAGTAAACTTTAAAAGTATAAAAGAAGATATTATGGAGAAAGTTAAGGAATCCGGGGTAGTATCCGAGGATTCTTTAGGAGAAGTAGAAGAGCTCGCAGGTGAATTGGAAGAAGAGTTAAATCGCGATGAACCAAATCACTCAAAATTGAAAAGGTTTGCTCAGAAGGCACTTGAAATTGGTGAGAATGGTTTGCTTAAAGTTCTTACTACTGTTGTTACAGATCCGCGTTGGGGCCAAGCTGCTGCACAAGCCTTATTAAATATTTAAATATTAACAAAGCATTCTTTTTAGAATGCTTTTTTTATTGGAGGTAAAACATGATAATAAAATCCATTCCGGTTAAAAAAATAAACCCCGCTCCTTACAATCCCCGGATTGATCTTCAGCCAGGTGATCCCGATTATGAAAGAATAAAAGCATCTATTGAACGGTTCGGTAATGTCGAGCCGCTTGTTTGGAACGAAAGAACAGGAAACCTTGTAGGTGGCCATCAGCGGTTCAAAATACATATGGAGAATAACCTTTCAGAGCTTACTGTTTCAGTGGTGAATCTCAATGATAACGAGGAAAAAGCCTTAAATATTGCACTTAACAAAACAGGCGGCGATTGGGATGAATACAAGCTCGAACAAGTTTTAAGAGAGCTTGAAGAAAATAATTTTGATCTGTCCTTCACCGGCTTTTCAGAAGGCGAACTAGAAAGTATTTTAGAAGATCTGACAGAGCATGCAGGGAACGGCGGGAAGGTTACCGATAATCATGAAATCAATCTTGATGATTACGAAGAGGATCAATTTGAACATACCTGCCCTAAATGTGGATTCTCTTTTAATGAGTAGGTGAGCAATAATGAACAGTTATAGATGGTATCTGTCTGATCTGAAAAATGTTGAGCAGAACGGATTGAAGGTTTTTAGTACATTTTCATGTGGTGGCGGTTCCTCCATGGGTTACAAGCTTGCTGGATATAACCTTCTCGGAAACTGTGAAATTGATCCGCAAATGATGAAAATCTATAGAAAGAATCACGATCCTAAATACTCGTTTTTAATGGATATCAGGAAATTCAACAAATTGGACGATCTGCCGGGGGAATTATTCGATTTGGATATTTTCGATGGTTCCCCTCCATGCAGCGTTTTTTCAATGGCTGGTGATCGTGAGGATGCTTTGGGAAAGGAAAAAGCTTTCAGAGAGGGACAGGCTAAGCAGTCGCTTGATGATTTATTTTTTGATTACCTGGATGCAGTTGAAAGACTGAAGCCGAAAACCTTTGTAGCCGAGAACGTGAAAGGCATGATCATTGGCAAAGCGAAAGGGTATGTGAAGCTTGTAATAGAAAGAGCGAAAGAAATCGGGTATGACGTTCAGGTATTTTTGTTGAATGCTGCCACAATGGGAGTCCCGCAAAGAAGAGAGCGGGTCTTTTTTATTGGCCGGAGAAAAGATCTGAACTTACCTCAGTTAAAGCTCTCGTTTAATGAGCGGCCTATTCCTTATAAACAGTTTAGGAGTGGGCGTGGATCCAGATTGAAAGAGACATCAAAATTGTATAGGAGATGGGTGAAGAGAAGGCCATCAGATAGCAACATAGGTGACATAACGAAAAGGACAGAAGGGAAAGAATCTAATTTCAATACGATTTTAGTGAAAAACAGTCTGGTGCCGCCTACTTTTGCAAGTGGTTCTGTCTTTGTCCGATATGACGAGCCTTATTATATCTCTGAACGAGATATTATTTTGATGCAGTCGTTCCCCTTAGATTATGATTTCATGGACGCTTCAGTGCAGTATGTCTGTGGCATGAGCGTGCCGCCTCTTATGATGAAAGGGATAGCGCAACAAATTCATAATCAGTGGTTCAGTAATTAAACTGCATAAGAAGGTAAGCCTGGTGAATATCTTCTTTTTACTTTAAAAGAAAAAAGCATAAGGATATTTTATGATATCTTTATGTAGATTTAATTTAAAAAAGAAGAGGGGATAATTTCTATGGATAGTACAGCTTTAATAGTTATTGACTTACAAATAGGTGTTCAGCCTAAAAGTGTTCCACTGCATAACTTAGCGAATGTATTAGACGGTGTTAACCAAAGAATTTCTTTATTTAGAGAAAAAAATAATCCTATAATTTTTGTTCAACATAATGATAGCGATCTGGTTATTAATTCTCCAGAGTGGAAACTATTTCCGCACCTGGATTCTAAAGATACAGATATTTATATTAATAAAACACATGCAAACGCATTTTATAAAACTGATTTGAGTGACCAGCTAAGAAACTTAAATATAAATAAACTTGAAATTTGTGGTGCGCAAACTGAATATTGTGTAGATACGACTATTAGAATGGCTCATGGATTAGGATATAAATTATTTATGAAAAAAGGATTAACTACAACACTTAACAATGATCTTCTAGGAGCCAAAACAATCATTGAGCATCATGAGAATCTCTGGAATAATCGATTTTTAACGTTTTTATAAATAAGGGGTCAATATAGCAAATGCTTGAATGATCATTTTTTAGAACAAAAATAAAAAGAGAGAAACTCCCTGTCAAAGAGCGTGATCAAGACGCGGCCGCGTTGTGGGAAACATCACGCTCTCATCTCATATTGTAATGGAGGACAGGGAGGATGGCAATAGAAAATAGAAACGTATGTTCCCTTTCTGATGATGAAAAAGAGAATCTCCTTCTCCTGCATAGTGCCGAGTTGTTAGAGAACATCAGTCAATCAAAAGAGAAATACCGAAAAATCATTCAGGTAGGTATCGCCCAGTGGGTCAAAGACTTCCAAAGTGGCCATATCAAGGTGAATACTGTGGACGATTTAAAAAAGCTCATAGAGCTTGATATAGAGCTTCAAAAAGATGAAGATTTGTACTAATTAATCACATAGCAAAACGCCATAAAAACTTCTTATGGCGTCCGCTATTCACAGGGAGGTGAAATTCAAAACATGTCGCTTTGGATGGAAAAACCTAAAGACTAGTAAAGGAATGAAGCACCAACAATGATTAACAGGATGAATAGCACCACAACTAACACGAAGGAGCTGTTGTAACCATTTGTCATGTTATCACCTCTTCCTTTGGAGATAGTATAAGATATGCAAAACAATAATTTTCGACATAGATCTAAGTCTAAATAAGAAAAAATGAATATTTTGTCTAAATGTGTAACAGCGGACACATCAGCATATTTATATAAAACAAACTCAAACTTAATTATGAGGTCCGGAGGTGGGTGAGATGTAATGCCGAGACCACGAGATCCTAAACGAGATGAAGCGTTCCGTCTGTGGGAAGAAAGCGGCGGAACCCGCTTACTAAAAGATATAGCTGAGGAGCTCGGTTGCTCCCCGTCACTTATTCGTAAGTGGAAAAACCAAGATCATTGGGAAGAAAAATTGAATGGTAACGTTACTAAACAAAATGATAAACCCAATGGTAACGTTACTAAACGCCCTGGTGCTCCAAAAGGAAGTAAGAACGCCAAAGGGAATAAAGGCGGCGCAGCCCCCAAAGGAAATAAAAACTCGGTGCGTACTGGCGAATATGAATCAATCCTATTTGATTTCATGGATGATACAGAAAAAGAACTGTTTGGCCAGATCGAAACAGACCCGCTCTATCAAATTGATCTAACAATAAGGGAGCTGAGTCTTCGAGAGCGGCGCATGATGCAAAGAATAAGCCGCATAGAGAGTGGCTTGAATGAAACGCAACGCCGCGTCCTTCAGCAATTGCGAAAAGTAAAAGACATCGTGCCGACCAAGGACCAAAAAACCGGTTTAGTGAAGCACCAGGCACTTATGAATGAGCGCCTTGTAGTTACAGAAATTGAAGAGGTATCTGAGCCGAGCATTGATAAAATTCTTCGATTAGAGGAGGCGATGACCCGCGTAACTGATAAGCGGTTAAAAGCCATCCGTCAGAAACATGATATGACTCGATCAATGGATGAACAAGAATTGAAGCTGCGCGGCATTTATCTTACGAATGAGACAAAACAGGCAGAGCTTGAACGACTCACCGCTCGTCCGGTTGATAATTCAGTTCATATTACGATAAAGCGCAAGCGTAAGGATGAGGACAAATGATTGAAAAGGTAAAGCCAGTAAATCCGCACTTTGAGGATTTTCTTTTTGATTGGAATCAAAAGTTTCAGTTTCTAGTCGGCGGTTATGGATCCTCGAAGAGTTATCATGTGGCGCTCAAGATTGTTCTGAAATTACTGGAAGAGAAGCGGACCGTTCTTGTTGTAAGGGAAGTATACGACACGCATAGGGACTCAACCTTTTCCCTCTTTGATGAAATTATCAATGACCTTGAGATCGATCATATTGTTAGATGCGTGTCTTCACCAATGCAGATCCGCTTTCCGAACGGCGGCCGGATCATATTTAAAGGGCTGGACAAGCCGGCTAAGCTAAAATCGATCAATAACGTTTCTCTCATATGGATTATGGTAGACAACCGAGAAATAATAAAACCCAACTTAGAAAAAGCTTTGAAAAAAATCGAGGAATTACAAGTTGATGAAGATAACAGGGGACTTGTACTTTCTTATAACGATTTTACGAAAGAAATAATAGTTGTTGATCGTCAACTTTTCTTCTATAGAAAACATAGAAGTATGGAATGGCCATGGGAAAGTATGATAGCGGAAATAGAGGAGAGTAGGTTAAAGCAATTCTCTGATGAGATTCAATAACACTAAGATAAAAGCGAGCCTTTTAAAAGTGGAGGACAGGTGGCAATAAGGTGGCAAACATGATTTTTTGCCACCTTTCTAAATTTGTCTAAACCATATTGACAATTATCAAAACCCTGCTATAATTACTTTTGTCCTAAGAAACCGGATTTAAACTTTCAAGATGCTCTTTTATGGTAAGGAAAAGGTCAGCGGTTCGAGCCCCCTTGGAAGCTTTATTAAATGTATTATTACTAAGGTTTCCTCAAAAAACGAGAAAGCTTTTTGCGATATGCGGAAGTAGTTCAGTGGTAGAACACCACCTTGCCAAGGTGGGGGTCGCGGGTTCGAATCCCGTCTTCCGCTCCATTTTATCCCAACGGGATATTGTAAAATTGATTGCGCCCGTAGCTCAATTGGATAGAGCGTTTGACTACGGATCAAAAGGTTAGGGGTTCGACTCCTCTCGGGCGCGCCATTATTCTAATAGAATAAAGAAGAAATCGGGAAGTAGCTCAGCTTGGTAGAGCACATGGTTTGGGACCATGGGGTCGCAGGTT